CGCTTAGCCGCACAATCGCTTTCCGCGGTTACCTTGCAACGCTCATGATTGACGCAAGCAAGTTCGTCAAAATGGCTCCTGTCGGCTGATAAAGACAAACAAGAAGGAACTGGAAAATGGCTACTTACGATCTCGCGTTTCATACGCGCCTCGATGGGTACGCCATTTTTCAGACCTTTGTTGAGACTGGCATACAGGTCGGGGACTCCGTAACAGTCACAGGCGCAGGCCACGGATTCAACGCAACGGCAACCATTGTCTCAACACAGGACTTTGAATTCATCGGGGTATCTGACGAGGGCGACCTTGAATTTGACTCCGATGTAATTCGTCTTTACCAGTTCCTTTATGTCAACGCAGGCTCAGACTTCACTCGATCTACTGCTACCGGCACAGTCACCTTTACCCCGTCCGTTTCATGGATTAACGCAGCCGATGTCACTTCATGGTTGGGCATCGACGTTGCAACCGCCAACGACACGGCCTTCATTACAGTCTGCGTTAATGCTTCGAATAATTACATATTTCGGAAACGTCGCGAAGCCGGATACACCGACTCGCAATCCACGGTGCCAGGTGCCGACGTCAAACTCGGCACAATTATGTACGCAGCAACTCTCTATCGCGAGCGCGGATCAGCAGACTCATTCGCCTCATTCGACGCCATGTCCTCAATCCCAATCCCGTCAACAATGGGACGCATCATGGCTCTCATCGGCTGCGGAAGACCACAGGTCGCGTAATGGCTGCAACAGGAATCCTCGTCGACGCAGTCAACGCAATCAAAACACAACTCACCGCGCTCGGTCTCAAACCAGTCACCGACCCGCGCAACGCGCGACCAATGTCCGTCATGATTGAACTTCCCGTGATGACCTCGTTCACTTACAACGTCGGCGACTTTCGCATTCCCGTCCGCATCCTTGCAGCGCCCCCAGGCAACCAAGACAGCGGAGATTATTTGATGTCAACAGTTGACACCATCATGAACTCGCCCATCGCAGTTACAGACGCCCGTCCAGGCAATGCAAACTACGGCGGGCAAGACATACCCACATACGACCTCACGGTGGCAATCGCCGTGAAGAGAAACTAAGGAGCCACCAATGGCAACAAGCACATTCCTTTCTGGAGCCACCTGTAACATCACCCCCACAGGCGGAGCAGCCGTGGATGTCAGCGATCAACTTTCCTCCTGTGAGGTACTTTTGGGCTTTGAATTGCTCGAGAGCACATCGCTAGCGGACACAGGCCGACAGGCGGTGAAAGGTTTGCAGAGCGTCTCGGTCAATCTGTCGCTTTATCTTTCATACGGCTCAACCGAAATCGAAACCCTTCTTAGCGCAATCGTTGCTGCGGGGTCATGCACAATCGTCGTGTCCCCATCGGGCACTACAGAGTCAGCATCTAACCCAGAGTTCACGATTACGACGTGCACATTGGACGCCGCTCCGGTCATCATGTCGTCCATCGGCACCCTTGCCGTAGCCACAATTTCGTTCTCAAACGGTACTTGGGCACGAGACATCACCTGATAATTGAAAGAGGGAAACAATGAAAATCCGACTACAAGTAACACCGATTGAAGGAGACCCCTATGAAGTCGAAACGAATCTCTTCGTTGTCGTCGCATGGGAACGCAAATTCAAACGACAAGCATCCAGTCTCGGTAATGGCATCGGCGCAGAAGACCTTGCATTCTTTGCATTTGAATCTGCTCGAGCTGCGGGAATCATTACTCCGTTGGCCTTTGACGATTACATCAAAAAAACAAAATCCATTGAGGTCATCTCGGAGGACTCACCGTCTTTTACAGAAGCGGCAGTTTCCGACGCTCATTAGCGGAGGTTCTTGTCGCGACTGGATACTGGACACCCGACATCCCATTCGACACAGACGACCTCTTCACGGTTGTTGACGTGTTACAAGAACAAAAGAAACAACGAAGAAGATGACAACGAACACGACAATCCAAGTCACAGGACTCAAGGAAGCAATTCGTTCGTTAAACAAGGTTGAGCCTGGACTGCGCAAGCAGTTTGTTAAAGACCAGACCGCCATTGCACAGCCCGCCATAGACGAAGTAAAGCGCGGATACCAACGCGAATACCTTTCCGGCATGGCTCGCAACTGGACACAAAACGGCAGCAAGAAATTTCCCTTTTCGGTTGCTCGAGCAATGTCAGGCGTCAAATTAAAAGTCGACGCAAGTCGCGAGGCAACCTCCTTGATCTACATTCAACAGACCAACGCAGGCGCTGCAATCTGGGAAGCAGCAGGACGCAAAACATCCAACAGCCTGGGCAACAACATAGGTTCAATCCCTGCGCCAAACCATACGCGCAACCTCGGGCCTGCAGTGTTTCGCAAGCGCAAAGAAATTGAGCGCGAAATGCTTCAAGCGTCTAAAGAAGCGATGAGACTCGTACAGAGAGAACTTGACTAATGGCACTTGCAATTCCAATCATCACAGAATTTGACGGCAAAGGAATCAAATCCGCCCTTAACGAATTCAAGAATCTAGAGTCCGGTACAGACAAAGTTGGCTTCGCAGCAAAGAAAGCAGGAGAAGTTGCCGTTGTTGCGTTCGCAGCGTTAGCAGTTGGCGCAGCAGCTGCGGGAGCGGTTCTATTCAAAGCAGCGCAAGCAGCAGCAGCAGATCAGGCAGCACAGGTTGAACTTGCCAACGCAATCAAGGCAAGCACAACAGCATCTGACCTGCAAATTAAAGGTCTGGAAGAATTTATAGACAAGACTCAACGCGCAACAGGTGTTGCCGACGACAATCTTCGTCCGGCACTTGGTCGTCTTGTCAGGGCAACAGGTGACGTCACGAAAGCGCAAGACCTGCTCAACCTCAGCCTCGACCTCTCCGCAAGCACAGGCAAATCCGTTGAGGCAACAGCAAATGCGCTCGCAAAAGCCCAGGAAGGTTCTTTCGGTGCGCTAGCAAAACTTGGCGTCGGCTATGACGCTGCAACCTTAAAAGCAGCAGGATTCGAAAAAGTCCAAGGAATGCTCGAGGATCGTTTCGGCGGTTCCGCAGCTGAGAAAGCAGCAACCTATGAAGGCGTCGTTGCTCGCCTTAAAATCACCCTTGGCGAACTTCAGGAGTCAATCGGCTACAAGGTGCTTCCCATCTTGACAAAACTTGGAGACTCAGCAGTTCGCATCGCTGAAGCATTTGGTCTCAAAGGCGCAGCAGGTGGCGTCAACCAACTTGGCAAAGAAATCACGACACTCGGCACAGACGCCGACGGCATGATTAACACGTTCGGCAAAATCTACAACTCAATTGCTGGATTGGTAAACGGCATCATGAATGCACTTGCCATTCCGCTATCAGTAATTAACTTCTTGCGGACAGGCGACTTAGGAAATTACAAAGTTAAAGGTCTTCCAACTTTTGACCAATTAACGGCGCAGAACCCGATGTCTAATCGTCCCGTCTCAACGCAACAAGCCGAAGCAATGTTTGCCGGATCAACTATTTCTGGCGCAGCAGGCGCAGCGCCTGCAACTATCCCCCCAGTACCACCAAAAGCATCTAAGGCTCCACCGTCAATCTTTGACAACACGTCAGGCAACGCAGGAGGATTCGAGCAAGCAGGCATCGGCGGAATCGGACCATTTGAAAACATCACGATCAACCTTGACACCTCAGGATCACTCATCTCATCACCTGCAACCATTGGTCAAGACATCATCGACGCCATCCTTGCAGCACAACGCGACTCGGGCGTCGTATTTGCTCCGGCAGCAACTTTCTAATGACTGTCCCCACTTATCAAGTCCTGGTCGGGTTCCAGACGACCACAGGATTCGGTCAACCCTTCCAACTCAACGATGCTTTCTATGGCGTTCTTGACACCACAGGACGCGGAACTCTTGGAGGTCTTGCCTACGCCGACCTGACGTCAATTGTGTTGTCGGTCAACATCAGGCGGGGACGCAACCGTCAACTAGATCAGTTCAACGCAGGAACAGCACAAGTCGTGTTTAACAACAACTCGAGAATCCTTGACCCGCTCAACACATCCTCGATCTACTACCCGTTTGTCCTGCCTCGTTCGCCAATCATTATTTACGCCAACGGCACCCCCATTTACACAGGCTTCGTCGAAGACTGGAACCTTGACTATCAAAACGCCAACCAGGGCAGAATGGTCGCCAGATGCGTTGACACCTTCGGCACCCTGGCAAATCAGCAACTGAACGCTTTCACCCCGTCCGCACAGACATCAGGATTGCGCGTAGACGCCGTCCTAGACCGTCCAGAGATTGCATACCAGGGCGCAAGGTCTATCGGTACAGGAACCTCAACTCTCGGGGCTTACGCGG